CTGCCCAACGTTTGATTCGCTAACTACAAAGTAGTATCCGGTTTTTATTCCACTAATTCCAGTTGTCGCAACTCCAACACTTACAATACTACTATTTCTCAATATAGAATTATTTGGAATGAATAAATCAAATACAATTCCAGTAGATCCAACTCCGATAGATGTTGTTTTAATTCCCGTGATAATACCAAAATCTCCCTCATAGGATACTTTATCTATAACTTCATATTTTATTGATGGAGTTTCAAAAAGAACAATAGGGGGTTCTGAAGAACTATATCCAAATCCTCCAGTAGTTATAGCCACTGATGAAATAGATCCATTAATAATTGTCGCAGTTGCCTCAGCAACTCCAGTAGAACCTATTCCAATTGGGTATGATATGGAAACTGATGGAGTTGTTGAATAACCAACTCCTCCATTAGAAACATTAACAGATGTAATAGTTCCTGAGGTGGAAACAGTTACTGTTCCGGATGCTGCGACTAAAGAATCCTGAGAAATAATTAAAATTTTATTTTGTGGTTTTTCGGTTGTACCATCATGAATATACTCTTTTTCACTATCAAAAAACGCCTTAACGCTTTCAACAAAAATTACACTAGATGAAGTTCCTACATTTTGAATAATATTTGTAATTGGTTGTATATATGGCTCATAAATTACTCTATCCTTTCCAATCTGTTTTCCATTTATCACTAAATCATCAGTCTGACGACACCAAGTTAGTGGTCTTAATAAATTATCATTTTCTGATACTCCTGGACCAGAATATAAGTTAGTAGAAACTATGTCTGATGAAATAATATCATAAACTAATCTACCATTCTGACTTAACTTGATATTATCACTTTTCAGTGTTACAAAATCCCCAGGTTTGATGGTTTCTAGTATGTCTACCTCTTGAGTATCTAAATTGGATGTACCTCTGTAGAATAAAATTTTACACCTATCTCCTTCTTTAGGTGCTTCAGTAAATCTGATAATACTTCCGCCATTGAAAATGTACCCCTCACCAGGAACTTGTAATATATCATTAATAAAAATTAACAAGGATGCCTGCACATCAATATTTGATCCTTTTTTGGATCTAATTGTTGTTTGATTTCCATTAACGAGAATTGGGAAAGAAGTTCTTTCTCCATCAAATAAGAATTCAATAGAATCAATAACTTGTAAATTACCAATTGTCCAAGCACTAAATTTGTCGGAATACGTTTTATCAATAAAAATTTGAAACTCAGAAAAAACTAGAGAAGTGTTTGTCGGAATTCCAATTGTTCCTCCTATAGAAACCGTCAAAATTTCATTTTGCTTATATCCATATCCAAGATTTTTTAACTCAAATGAGATTACACTTGATCCTTGCCCTACGATAATATCAACCTCTGCACTAGTCCCAACTCCAGATGAAGATACTGCACTATAAACTAATGGAATATTTGAATATGATAGTGGAGAATCAAAAACTACTAAAGGAGGATTTGATGAAGTATATCCAGTTCCGGGATTTGTAATAGCAACACTAACCACCCTACCATTGCTTATTGATGCTACTCCTACGAATTCAATATTTGGAATTCCTACACTTTCAGTCTGAACTCCAACTCTAATAATAGTTTGTATGCCAGATCTATATCCAGATCCACTATTTCCTATACTAATAGACTGAATTGTTCCTGCAGATGATACTATAGCCGTTCCTCCAGCAGAAACAAGGGGTTGATAACCAAATCCTTGAGTTGATGCAATTGAAAGAATAATGCCACCTTTTGGAATACTTGCATAATTTACATCATAACTTACTGAAGTAGCGGACCCAATAAATGAAACTGAAGTTATTCCGCTAGTTTCTATTAAATCATAATCACTAGTTGCTGATGGATAATAAGGTCCTTGGAATATATTATTAATCAATAAAACTGCATTATCTGTAGATATCCCAGTTACATTTGAACCATTTGATTTTAAAATAAAATTATTGTTTATTCCATTAAATTGGTCGGAAATATCATCGAAAATTATATTATTTGTGTATGGTTCTTGTAATGTGTCAGAAGCTGCCGTTCTTAAAAATACTCTTCCACTAAAAGAAGATCCTGTTGAAATTCCAACATAATCTACTTCGTCTGGTCTATTTGATGAATTTTGTATTGGAGTTTTCCCATAAGGTGCTTCTGAGAAATAAACAGTATTATCAATTATATTATAATTTCCCGTAACCTTAGTTACTAAAGAAGAAGAAGTATGTGTGGATAATCCTGTACCTAACCAAGATCTTTGTACAGAAATAGAATTTGTACTTCCTACACCTATTGTATTAACTTTCATAATCTCATCATTAATTTTAATAAGATCTCCACCAATAAACGGTTTAGTGTTTGTGACATATATTTGTCCGTCAAAAAACGCCACGTAATTTGATAATAATGCTGTAGAAGATGTTGAAACAATTGGTGACTGTATTAAGTTATCAATACCTAATATTACTTTTTTATTTTGATTTTTGGAAATAAATGCATGAGAGTTTCCAACACCACTAACAGAAGTTAAATTTAAAACATTTGGTATTGTTTTAAGAGCATCAGAAGAAGATGCTGCAACTTTTATATCTAATTCATTTAATTTTACGACATATAATGTAGATGGAAGTTTATCAGTAACTCCTATTCCAGGAATGGATGTTGTTGCAATCCCAATTGAATTTGAAGTTCCACTTCCGGAACTTAAATATGTTATTTCTTCCCCTGTCACGTAAAAATTATTTGGAATTCTAATAATGTCATCAGCAATTTTTACGATATTTGGATTGCTTCCATCAAAATACCTCTTAAATATCGGAACATTTTTATGCGTTAAATCAAAACTTTTTGCAACATCATTATCTGTTCCTGTATATTCACCATAATCATAATTTATAAATCCATTATTCAAAGAAACCTCCGAAAAAATTTCACTCAGTCCTATGTTAACACTAAAAACTCTAACATCAACATTTGCGTTTTCGATTGGAGTAAAATAAATTACAGTATTTGTATTGAATATTCCGGAAGTTATTACCCCCAAAGAAGAATTTGACTGTAAAACTCCAAATTCTGAAATATAAGTTTCATTTTGAGTTGTAATATTTAAAAATTCTGAAATTTGATATTGTAAATTAGTTTTGTCTTCAATACTTAAAATACAGTATGAACAGTTATAGTTAGTATTGTCATAACTTGAAATTATATTTGCGGACGGTGAAGGTGATGATGCCATTGAAAGAAAGGAAGAATTTACAGAACTTCCTCCAACTATTAATGTTCCAATTCCAGATGTATTTGAACTTCCTATCGATACATTAAAAGTATTCACTGTATAATCGACACTTGTAGTATCATTGGGAATCAAATCAATTTTTACTTCCGACCCCGAAATATATGCATTGTATGTACCTATTCCAGATGTAGACTTTGAAATAAAATTATCAGTTGTGAGTTGTCCAAAATCAGTAATATAAACATTATTATCATCATGAATATAAGTTATTTCGTCATATTGATAGTATGAAGAATCTGTTGCTCCAATTTGAACAAGAACTTTGGAAGATCTATACGTTGATGCTATGCCAACTATTGTAGTTGAACTTGTAGTTCCTGTAGGAATATTTTGAGTATTTGTATTGACTTTGACAATATCGCCAAGATTGATGGTTCCAATTCCACTTACAACATCGTTTAAAGAGAATGAAAAAATTTGTGCATAATAATCATTAAATTTTGATTTTATTGGATAGAATAATAGATTTCCATCAGATCCAGATATACTAAAATCAAAAAATCCCAAATTATCTAATGAATTTGCGCCATACTGATTAATGAATCCAATATTATTATCATGAATTAATGAGACAACATTAAGTTGTTGTTCATATGAGTATTTTTTATCCTGAATTGATATTATATATTTTTTAGATCTAAAATTGTCTAATACAAATGAATCAATAATACTAAATTTAGTTGATCTAAAACTACTGTTAAATTTTGATGAGATGTCATCAATCATAAGAACTCTATTGCCAATAGATTCAATATAATCTTGTACAATTTTTGAATTTAGTGTAATTTCGTTAGATTTTAAATATCCATCAATATTGATGTTATTTTCTTTTGCAAGATCATAATCATATGTACAATTCAAATCAATAGTTCTTGATAAATCCGTAATTGCAATAAGATCTCCTTGATTTTGGTCTGTAGAAATTCCGGAATTGGTTGAAATTGATTCTATAATCAAATCACTAAATTTTTTAAATCCTGCTGTATGGTTTAAAGAGTTTACTGGATCAATCCATGAATCAAAATCTTTTTTAGATTTTAATGCATATGAAAAATATTGATAATAATCACTATCATGAATCCTTTGGAAGTCATTATTTAAAAATCCAGTTTCTCTGTTCCATCCTTTTCTCAGTAAAGAAGAAGAATTGACTTCATAATTTGATTTGAAATTTATTATTTTCTTAATAATTCCTACCGTAGATGAAGTTTTTCCTTTTATTGTTTGACCCGACTCAAAATCTTCTAATCCAGAAACTTTCAGATATTGATTTTTAGAATCCCAAAATTCTACAATTCCATCAGCTGATAGTGTCGATACACTTTCCCCTTTATAGTAATCTTTTTTCTTAATAACTGGATTGAAAATTGGAAAATGAGATTTAGGAATTATTCTTCCTGATGAATTAAATCTATTAAAATTACCTGGAATCTGCCCGTCTTCCAAATAAGATGCTAAATTATAAACAACAGTTGCCCCAATTCCACCAATATTTGGATTAACTGAAGTTACTGTAAATAAAGAATAATTATATTTTGAAGAATTATATCCTCTTCCAGTAGTTGCTATTCCAACACTTATACCTTCAATTAAAACCTTTTCTCCTACAAAAAATGGGAAATCTTCAGGATCGCTAAAGCTTGCTCCCAAAGTCACAACAACGTCTTTTGTTGCATTAATAAATTGAATATTAGTAATTCCAATACCATTGGTATTATTTGTGGGAATAATTATTGGCGTAACATTACTTATTTTTGAGCTATTTTTAATAATCGTTACTCTTGAATCTCCAGTAGAATATGTTAGATCTACATCATCAATAATTTTATTTGTTGAACCATCAATGACCACTAAAGATGGAGATATAGAATAATTTCTTCCAAAAGAGTTAATTCCAATATAATCAAAAGTCGATAAAGAATCTAATACTAAAATAGTTGGAAGTTTTGAAGTTGGTCTAACACTATAATCTGAAGGATACCCAAATCCAATATCCTGTAAATCAATCGAATTAATTTTTCCAATGGAATTTGTATCAGGTTCTAATATAGATCCCCTGCCGAGATTAGAAGAAACTGAAGTAATTCCTGGTAAAGTACTATAGTTTTTGCCTCCACTTAATATAGAAATTTTGTGTATTGGACCTATAGCAGTTTTTGAATTAGTATAATACTTTATTCCATCTGAGTATGAATCTATTTCTGGATAATTTAAAATATTATATTTAAATGTTGTTGAAGTTATCCCAATAATAGTATATTTACCATTATAATCACTTTCTACTATTGAAATTTTATTTGAACCTAGAATATCAGTGTCTGTTACAATGTTTATTTTAGATTCTGAATTTAAATTCAAATTTATTGGAATTAAATTATAATATAAAACATCAGGAACTTTATCATTTATATTTAAGACAACTTTTGCGGTCGAATCTATACCAATTTTTCCACTTCTTGATACCTCAAAAATAGTAGATGATAGTGTAGTGTCAAATTCATCTCTAAGCAATTCATCCCTATAAAATTTAAAATCAAAAGCAGAGTATGTATTTCCGACACTAATAAATGACAATGATGTATCAGATAAATCGAATATCACACTTTGATTTTTTGTAATTTTTATTGGTGGATTGATTGGACAAATATTTCCTGAGGTTGATGATGAAATAGTAATTGTGTTTGGAGTCTCTTTAACTGCATCATAGTAAGTATTAGATAACTTAATTTTATTTGCATCAACATTGACGATATAATACATACCTTCGTCTGTCAAACCAACCGCTGGACTATTTGATGTATATAAAACTTTTTGTCCAGTGTAATATCCATGATTACTGATTAAAATGGTGCTATTTTCTATATCAATACTCGAAAAATACCTTGAATTTACTAATAATCTTCTGTTGTAATCATTATACTTTATACGTAAAGTTGTTGAAATACCGGGTTTTGTATCAATAATTACAGTATCTAATATGGAAAGTCCATGAGTTTCCGCAGTAGATACTGTTACTACATTCTTACTAATTTGTCCAACTAAAGTATTTTGGTAATTTGTTTTAAAACTATGAGTATTTCCTGATCCAACAGATGTAAAATACAATAAATCTGCTTTTAATGTGGATCCAACAGAAACAAAACCTCCAGTAGATCCTAAACCAACTTTAATAGTTGAAATGCCGATTAAATCATTTGAAATTTTTGCAGCATAGACAATAGATTTTTCTCCAAGTATGAAAGAAGAAGATCCATTAGTAGAAACTGATATTCTGGTTCCACCATTTGATGAATAAACTAGAGAATCTCCTGTATTTAAGTTGTGGTTTTTAATATAGATTGATCGTGTCGGAATCTCTAATATATTCCATTTGTTAATATATGCAGTAACACCTACACCAGAAAGAGAAGAAGAATCAAAATTAATTTTGATTGAAGTTTCTCCAATTCCTATTATTTTTTGTTTAGTGGTATTGAAAGAACTATTTGTTGCATTTACAATATCAATATAACCACCAGATTTATAATTTTGAAGATCTGAAAGATTGTTAAAGAATAAGAATGTAGTAGATCCAGTTCCTATTGATACTTGATTATTAAAATTATTAACACTAACAAAAAATGTAGAATTTATACCAACACCAGAAGTTGTTCCTAAACCAACGGATTCTTTGGGATCAAAATAAAATTCTTTATTAGAATTAAAATTATATGATGTTGAAATTCCAAAATTAAGAGTAAACTTTCTTGTTTTTTCTGTGAATCCAATACCAGCAGTATATGAAGTCAATCCAGTAGTTCCATTTTGATTACGAAGAACTCTAATTCTAGATAATTGTGGATCAATATTTAAAATTTTAATTTCTTCATTTCCGATTTGATAAATGTCATTTTCTCTTATGTTTGGATAATCTAAATTTCCAAAAACATCAAAATAAGTCACTATTCCAGTATATTGTGCTGATCCAACTCCAGATGTTAGTGATAATATATTATTTGATACTGTTATATTCCCTGATTTTTTATAATCATATTTTCCACTAAAAGTTATTAAATCATTGTTTATAAGATTATGAGGTATTGTTGCAAATCCAACAAAATTATTATTACTTATATAAACTTCAACATCAAATATTGAAGTCCCACATGAGATACTATTTACTAGTTTCCCTTCAATTAAAGAAACCTGAGCTTTTGGTTTAAATACCTCTTTTAAATCAACATCAAAAATTACACTATCACCTATGCTATAGTCATTTCCTGCGTCTAAAATATTAATAGAATCTATAGATCCCTTGGAAACACTATTAATATTAGAACTTTGATCTAGTATTTCATTTGGTTTTAGTATGTAATTATACGATGAAATGTTATATGGGGTTATATTCCTTTTCCACTTAGTTTCATTTATATCAATATAATCTTGTGAAGAAGATTTTAAAAAATTAAATTCAATTGGTTTTGATTTATAAAAATTTCCTATTATATATGGAAAAACTGGTTTTTTATAATTTTCAAATAATCCTGTTGATTCTAAGGGTCCATTATTAATTGTAGCGAAGTATGCATATATTCCATTTGGATATTCTGGTGTAATCGAAAATCTACCATTGTGTTCGTCTAAATCGCCGTTATTTGTAAATGAATAATCCTCTACAAAAAATCCTTGTGGATAAATTGAAACTCTTGGTCTATTTTCTTTTATAGACAATTCATATCCTGAATTTAGTGCTTTGACAGAACCACCGGTTTTAGATGAATATCCATATGGTCCATAAATAGGATTTCCATCATACGCCCATCCAATAATTGGCGAGTGTGCTATTGATGTCTGTTCTCTACCATCTAATAATTGCAAATCTGAAAAATAAACTATTTTTCCTTGATTAAATCTTGTGGATTGAACTGAAAATCTAAGAGGTCTTGGAGCATATGCATGAGCATACTCTAGACCATAATCACTATTTAATCCAGAAGTTAAAATTCCATCATCATTTTTTATTTGTGAAGTATACAAATACCTTTCAACTAGATTGATTTTCCAAGATTTTATTTGAGATTCGAATTTGGCACCATTACCTGCCGCAATTGCATTAATAAAAGTATTTTTTTGTTCATATCCAATTCCTCCATAGATTACTTTAATTTCTGCTAAAGATCCATTTGAGAAAATTGGTGTAAGTATTGCTCCAGTACCAACACCAATAATATTCAAATTTGGTGGAGAATTGTATCCGCTTCCAGAACTATTGATTATTACATCTACTATTTGACCATTTGATACTATTGGCTTTACTTGAATTCCAGATCCAGAATTTAATTCGAAGAGAGGTTGCCTATTATAGTTAAGTATATCTTCAGATCCATACTTTTTCCCTCCAGATTTTACAAATACTGATTGAATCTGTCCTCTAAAAATTGGTCGAATACTGGCATTAAAATCTTTTCCAGCAAAAGTAGAAACTCCAACTCTACCACTAATAGAGACTTGTATTTCTGGATAATTAAACTTATGTATTCCGCTACCAGTAGAACTTAAGTCAATATATTGTTTAGTATCATAATAAAAAGAAGTAGTAATTCCTAGAGTACCAATTCCAAGTCTAGATAGTTTGAATTGATTGTTATCTACTTTAGTTACATAATAAGATGTGTTGGACGAAAGACCTCCAATAGGAGTTTCTATTGCGTTATATACGATAATCTCTCCACTTTGATATCCATGATTAGTTATTTTAATAATGTTAAGCGCAGTGTTAATTCCACTTACACCTGTAGATGTTAATTTATTTTGATAATTACTTCCACCATTTTCTATAATAATTGATCCAATTTTTTTCTTTTTATTTTTTGATTTAAATACGTGATTACCTATTCCATAAGACGTAATTTGAAGTGTATTAATACCGACAACGGCGTCCTCAAATGACTTGTGTAGTTTTATATTAAATGCATCTTGAACTGAAACATAATAAGTTGAATTGGTTGGTAAGGCACTTATTGTGGATATACCACCAACAATGGGAGATTGTCCATTAGTTATATAAACAACTTCTTCTGCATCTCTAAATTTGTGGTAACTGGAAAAACCAATTGTATTAACTGGATTTAATTTTACTAAACCGGCATTTGCTTGGGAATTAAAACTAACTTCATAGTCAAAACTAATTAAGTTTGCCTTAGCGGAAGCTCCAAATCCGTTACCTCCAACAATACTTATTGTAGGGTCTTCTAGATAATCAAATCCAGGATCCAGAATATCAATTCTGGAAAGTTCTCCAATAATTGAACAATATCCTTCCGCACCCGATCCTATAGGGTCTATAATTGATAAAGTAGGGGGATTGATTATATCATATCCAGATCCCGGAGAAGTAGGTATAATGTTTTCTATGGGACCATAGAAAACATTATCTTTTGATTTGTAATTAAGTACCTCAACTCCATTTATAAAAATTCCAGTTAGTCCTGGATTAGTTTCATATGGAGCATCGCTATTTTCTGGAATAGAAATTTTTCTAATTAATTTTTGAGTCTCCAATAATTGAGTACTCAAGTCTCTATATGTAAATTCTGTAAGTTCAAAAGTAGCATTTATAACACTTCCTTTTACAGAAATAAAATTCTCAGTAAAAATATTACTTCTACTTCTTGCTAATTTTAATTTAGTTTCATCTATTTTTTTAACAAAATAAACACCAGTTGATATTCCTAAAGTGTTATTTTCAGATGGTTTATATACAATAGAATCTCCTGTATAAAATCCATGAGGAAATGTCGTGTCTATTACTTCACCATCAAAAGTTCCACTGAATGTTATTGATCTATCGTTAACTTTTATTTCAGTATTTAAATATGTTGGGAGAGATGGTGAAGTAACATATAAAGATTCTTCTTCATCAATATAAACATTTTGTACATTTGATGTATATTGATTAACTGAAGGGTAGTTTTCAGTAATTACCTTTGCTAAGTTTCTTCTAACAATGTAAGAAGAATCTATATTTAGTGGAGAAGTTTCTGAACCAAATTGAACGCTGAAAGATTTTTCATTATTAAAAGAAATTACGTTTCCTGTGTACTCAAAAGATGAGGAAGATATTAATGTAATGGAATCTCCTATTCTAAAAGAGTGATTGATCGTAGTATCAACTTTATAAGATTTGTCTGAAATATCTAACAGAGAAATGGAAGAAACATCATATTTTGTTGGTATGTTAAAAAACCAGTTATTTGACTTATAATCCTTTAAATCCTCACCCAAAGTTTTTATCTTTATCGAATCACCTTTTGAATAAAGACGTGTATTGCTTGGATACTCTAAATTTGATAAAACTCCCAAAATTCTAACTTTTATAATTTCATTTGAATTATAACCATAGGCAAAAAAATCAGTTTTTATTTCTGTTGCTTCAGAAATATCCTGAGTTATTCCACTACATCCCAAAAATTGGTTTAATGTTTTTGATGTATAAGTTACACTTAAAGAAGTGTTATTTTCTAAATCAATTATTAAATTTCCATTTTTTGTGGGGAAAGAAACTGTCGAATCAACTTCCAAAGTTGATGATCCAGATTTTATCTGATGAACGGTTCTAGTTTTTGGGTGAATTGTAAATTTACCATAAATGCTTCCAGATGCTTGAATATCTTTATCATATCCATAGTCTAAACTTAAAATATAATAATCTCTATCCCCTCTTCTAATTTTTTCTATTTTACTGATAGTTCCTTGAGCTTGATTTGTAAAATCAGATTTATCTTGATAAAGAGTTTTGTTTACTAAATCTTCTGGATTTCCTTCAATGGATTCAACTACAAAATCTAAAGTTATTCTATAGTCAGCATCTGAAGGTTGAATTAAGTAATTTCTTGGAGTTATGACATCAACATTTTCTCCAAATAAAGAAGCAAATAAAATTTTAAAAGATTTATCAGTCCCTTTTGAAGAATAAAAATCTATGGATTGTTTAATAAAAATATTCTCATTTAATTCTGAGTATAATTTTCTATTCTCAAATCCTGGAGTAAATTGTTTTTTTACCTTAAATAAAAATTCTTTTAAAAAAAGAATACTTAAATTTACAACAACAGAATTTTCAAGATGCTCTTCAGAATTTGTTTCTGAAAATGTTAATTCATCATATTTTTCTTTGTATGAAGTAATTCCATTAAATCCACGTACACATCCATTAAATGATGTGGAAGTTTTTGATGTATATGTAATTATTTCTGAATTAATTAAAATCAATCCATAAGAATCAGGGAATCCTATTGTAGAATCTACATTGATAGTTGAGTCGAAAAAAGTTATATTAGATGTTAAAAATGTAGACTCAATTAAATTTGTTAAATTATCAACTTTAATATACTGATCTATGTTTTGAAGTATATCACTAGTTCCTCCTTGATTTTCTAAGGAAGTATAGTACTGCGATAAAAATTCGGAAGCAAGAGGAAATTCCTCCAAAACATATTGTGGGAGTTGATTTTCGATAACTGAACTGATTTTAATTCTGGTTTCTTTCATGTTATTATTTTCTTACAAGATCTCCGTTTGTGTAGCTTGATGTAAATTTGTATGTTGATCCAGAAATGTCTGAACCAGAAGAAATATCATCAGATAACATATTTAATGTACTATGATTAATATCTAGTTGTAAATATAAATCTTGCAATCCAATTACATCATTCGACTTTGGAATTGCTGATATTTGTATTATTGGCAAAGAAAAAGATGTTTTTAATGATGATATCACATTTACTGGATACAATCGAACTTCTCCTTTTTTATAATCAATAATACCTACATTTCTTTTTACAATAATTGGTTGTGACGGTGACTGCAATTTAAAAAAGAAAATACTTCCAGTTAATCCATCAGAATTTGGTAGATCTGACAGATAAAGAGTATCGCTTATTCCTGATATATTGAATCCAGATGATTTAATATTATATCTAGATGTAGGTTTAAAATAAAATTCGTTTCCATAACATATTTCATAGCTTGCAAATTTATTTAATTCAATTCTCAAATCTCTTCTCATTACAACTTTAGTGATATTTGATGTAATTGCTACATCTGAATCATCAATTATTTTAAGATATTTGCTATATTTAAATCTAGCTCCATATCTATTAAGCTCTTTTGAATTTGAATATTTTTTAATATTATTAAAAATAGAATCTTTTAAATAATTTGGATCTGACGTTGCATTTGAATTATAATATGCAGTAACATCAGTTTCAAGATAAAGATATTTTAAATCAATAATTTCTGGAACAATTCCCGCAACAGAATATTTTCTAAGAGAATTTTTAATATTGTTTTTTACTTGATTTGAAACAAAAGGACCATTTATTGGTTTGATACTAATAAAAACTCTTCCATATTTTGGTGGAGTTAGATCCTCTCCCCCAAAAACAGAAATTGATTCTGCTTCTGGATACAATGTTGGAATAATAGTTTCATAGTCGGTTGCTGTCACCGCACGATTTTGTGAAGAATATTTTCTTGGGGCATACTTTTTAATAGATTCTACAGATTCTATTTCTCTTCCATTTTGAGATGGTGAATTTGTAGTAACTAGAGAAAATCCTGTTGTAACGACTCTATTATTATTGTCAACAACCCTTCCATTAAAATTAAAAGAAGAAACGCCATTTGCAGATTCTCCACTAGTGATATTGTATAAAACTTCAATATAATTTAAATTTTCAAGTTTTTTACCAAAAACACCATCACCAAAAATTAATTCATATCTTTGATCTTCTATTTCTTGTATAAAAAAAACTTTTGATTGTGAGTTTATTTCGAATAAATTTTTTGATAATCTAAAAGAATTTCTAATTGTACTTGCTTGAGTATCTCTTACATAAACTACAATTGAGTTAACATCAATATTTTCACTATCTAATATGAATTTTTGATTTGGATTATTTGCATCAACTAAAAAATTATTAACTGTAAAAAATCCTTCATAGATATCGACGTTTTCAAACAAAGCAATTCCATTAACTACAGGAACTGTAATATCTTGAGGTATGATGAAAGAAAAATTTTGATTACCAAATGAAGTATTGGAAGTACAAACAACACCAGATTTAAGAGTTAATGTAAGGGGATTTGTAGAAAATCCAGATGTGTCTACAAAAAATGAAATATTTGCCTTTGCTGCAGAGCGAGAATGTGGAACATATCCAATATTTCTTGCCAAAGATACCACATTTTCTCTTAGCGTTGCACTATCAATAAACACCTCATTGCTAATCATATTAGCATTGTATGAGGAAATATAAGTATTATACGCTAAAACATCAATCAGAGTTGATAGATTAGATCCTTCAAAATCATAATCAGTAAAGTTTGAATTCGCTCTGAGATACTCACGAATTGAACTTTTTATTTGATCGAAATCTAAGTTTGTGAAATTAACTAGTGCCATTTATCGTGTTGGCTGAAGTGCAAATGATAACTGTTGTGGAAGAACATCAATTCCCACTATGCGATAATTGATAGTTACGTAAAATTCATTATTATCATAATTTGGAGACACATTTACTGATATTAAATTCACTCTTGGTTCATAATTTCTAATTGTATTTTCAATTTCGTCTTTAATAACAGATGCAGATATTTCATCCATATTTTCGAAAAGTGAGCGACTCACTTTTGAACCAAGATTTTGATTAAAAAATTTTTCTCCTGGATATGTAAAAACCAGATTGCGAATAGAACGGGCAATTGCAGTTTCATTTTTAAGACCAATAAGGTCATAATTTACAGGATTAACCTGAAATGTCATACTTAGGTCTTTAAATCCCTTACTTACCCGTTCTACAGGCATAAAATTTTATAAAATCTGTATTATTTATTATGGTTTTTTTGATTCATAAAGAGGTTCTGTTCCATATTCCCAATCATCATAGTCATCATCATTACGAATTTTTGAATGAATTTCATTTTGGATTAAAAAATCGTGTTTTTTTGGAGTTAGATTGTCATTTGCAATCTCTCTTAACATTTTTTGGTCCATTTTGCTCCTGATTAATGAAAATCAGAACTTTTTACGGGGTTGCTATCCCGT